GGAGAAGAACAAGGAGTTGAAGGCGGAGGAATCCACCAACACCAAGTCCGAGGCTCAGGAGGAGAACTGGTTGAAGTGGGACGAGGTGGAGAAGCACTGGAACGAGTTGAAAGAGAAGGTGGATTCTTTCAAGTCCTCCAAGGAACTCTCCGAGTCGCAATACAACACTCTCCTCTCCTTCGTTGTCCTGTCACTCTATGTGTGCCTCCCTCCACGACGCAACGAGTATCAGAAGATGGTAATCGCCAAGTCCGCCACCGAGCAGTCACCTACCGACACCAACTATCTGGACTGGGACGGTCGCCGAATGATTATGAACCGCTACAAGACCCAGAAGAAGGAGGGTCAGAAGATTGTCCCTCTCCCAGACACCCTCCAAGCCGTCCTCTCCATCTACATCAAGCACCACCCACTCATCAAGGGCAAGATGACAAAGAAGTTCGTCCCTGTCCCCTTCCTGGTGTTCCATGATGGGAAGCCGTTGGACCAAGTCAATAGCATCACTCGCATTCTCAATAAGGTCTTCGGCAAGAAGGTAGGGTCGTCCATGTTACGCCATGTGTATCTCAGTTCCAAGTATGGTGAGGTCAATGAGGAGCAGAAGAAAGACGCAGAGGCAATGGGACACTCGGTAGAGATGGGTCGGGAGTATATCAAGAAGTAAGAATGGAGGATTGGAACATATGGAGGGTTTCTGAGACTTTCCAGCCAAATCATACTCTGTCCGACCTCATCTCGCCATCTGGCGAACCGACAATTAATCCACCATATCCTCCATTCCTCCACTTTTCAATCATCACCGATAAAAATTGATTGCCGTTTTTTGATAATAAAAAGGCACACAGTTCCCTACAATGTCTCGTCCCACCCTCACCAAAGAAGACATCGGCTTCCGCTCCCTTGATGCGTCCAAACTCTCCTTCGTGGAGCAGATGAAGAATGCCTGCCCTGGTAAGGACAATGATGTCTGCCCCATCATTGACACGGAGAAACGCACCATCACCCGAGCCACCTTCCAGAAGCACTTCAAGTTCGCCATCAACGCCTATGCTTGTCCCAAGCAAGAAGACGCAACCTATGCGATGTTGATAATCTGCCTCGTGAATTGGTGCGACATTCCCCAGGAGATGTTTGCGAATGGCGGTAAGATTGTGAAGTGCGGACTCATCTCCTTTCCTCACAACGAATACGATGCGTCCATTCGTCTGTGGTGTTCCAAGCAGGTGGGAAAGAGTGTCATCTACGAACTCACCGTCTCCGCTTACAAGGACGCAGTCCCGCAACCGACGGGAGACAAGCCCTATGTGAAGCAGGTCATCAAGGGCGAATACTAAAAACCCACGAAACTTACAAGAATTAATCTAAAAAGACCAGAAAAGATACTTACCATATCTTTTTTGATGTTTCCCATATACTTACATATAGATTATTACATAAAAACATCAGAAAAGATACTTACCACATACTTAAACGGAATAATTTTAAAATTATTCCCATATATTTCCCAGTAATCTCTTATTGTAAGTATCTTTTTGATTAATTGTGGTAAGAATGTGGTAAATATGTGGGAATCTCTTCATATCTTTACTGGTAAAGTCAGATTCTACGGTAGGGTGATTCAATTAAAACAATTAAAATAATTTACCCCCTATATAATAAAGAATGTCCGTTCAGAGATTCCAAAAGAGTAATGCCGACCAGCAACCGACGCACATCTACTACGATATGAATCTTATCAACAACGATTCGTCGTTCCCCGCCTTGCCTGTGCGGTTTCAATACAAAGAGACTCGTTCCAACTACTATCTCCAAAGTCCGCAAGACTACTACATGTCTATCGTCCGCTTCTATCTACAAACTCCGACACTCCCTTGCTTCATTCCCCAAATCAATCTGAATACCAACGGCAACTTCGGAGGGACTTATCCGATTCAGTCTATGAACGGTGCTTCTAACTCAGCAACGAACTTCCAAATCAACCTCTACACACCTATCCCAGTGGTGGCGGGTGCGGTCATCTATGTAGGCTACTCAGGCGGATTCTTGACGAATCAGGGAGCAGATGTCGCTACGGGGAACAACTACTACCGTGTTATATCCACCGCCACTAACTTGGCGGGTTTCACGGAACTTACTGTTCGCAACGACAACCCTGTTACTGTTGGCGTTCCCTCTAACTACATTGGTGGAAGCACCCCCGCTTTCAGCGTCAATGGTGGAACGCAGTATGTAGAGTATGCGAACCTTGACATTCTTGCTCGCACTTTTGTCCCTGCGACGAGCGAACTAACCATTAACATTACCCCAGCCTCCAACCCTTTCAGTCTCATCAGTCTCTTCGTCGCTGGGGACACCATCTTCATCAACAATGGTGGTGTGTTGAACGGCACTTACACCGTCAAGACCGTCTTGGTTGATTCGCTTGTATTGAACGCTCCTCAGTTGTTGGGTGTCACCCTTCCTGTCTATACCCCCCTCTCTGCCTCCTTCACTTCTAAGGGCGATTTCTACAATGTGACTTCCTACAAAACTACGCTCCAATTCACGAACTCGGTGGGACTTCAGACCTTCACTGTCCCAGTGGTCTATCTTCCAGAAGACGCAACCCAAGCACCTCCCGTGTGGAATCCCTCCAACAACGAGGCTCTCTCCCTTACTGACATTACCGGTCAATACTACTACATATATAACTACAATACCATGATGACAATGGTGAATTACGCTCTCGTCAATGCCTTCTGGGGTCTGAACGGTGCGTGTTGGAATAGCACGGCAGGTGTGGTTACTCCTCCACTCATTCATATGACGGGTGCGGTCGCAGGTCCTGCGACGGTAAATAACTACCAGTCCCCCACCGTCAGTTGGAATCTCTCCAATGCGACTATCCTCGTCCAAGCCGACAACAATGCGTTTAACAACCAGGTTCAACTACTCCCCATCTATCTCTACTTCAACCAGGCACTTTCCACTCTGTTTGACACCTTTCCTTATGTGTATCCGAATGTCCCACCAGAGAGTCCCCTGTATTCTTACATTAACTTCAACACAAGTTATGGTGCGGGTCTCTATGTTGTTCGGACCTTCTCCACCACGGGAACGGCGACGAACCAATATACGGCAATCCAGCAATACCAGCAGAACACCACGGCAGGTCTGTTTAACCCCGTTCAGTCTATCGTGTTTAGTTCTACTTTGCTTCCTGTGGTAATGGAGAATGTAGGTCTGCCTCTTATCCTCAACGGCACGAGTCCGAACAACATTACGATAGGTTCTTCGGCGAATGTATTCCCCATCGTGACAGACTTCCAGGTGGGTGTCAATGCGACCTCGGGCTACATTTCCGACATCAACTATGTCCCTCCTGGCGAATACCGCCTGGTGGATTTATACGGCAAGTCTCCCGCCAACCAGATTGACATTCAAGTCTTCTGGAAAGACCAGTATGGCTTGATTCACCCCTTCTTGGTCGGTTCGGGTTGCGTCGGCAACATGAAGATTCTATTCCGAAAGAAGAACTACAACAACATTGACCTGGACGACTTGTAAGGCGATTAAGAAAAACTTTATCTTTTTTTTATTATTGCTCTATAATAAAAAGAATGAGTCAAGACTTCACCAAAGTTCTCGTTAAAGATGACCGCCTGAATGTGACTGATGCCGTCTCCTACGCCGTTCATAAAGGAGGTCAGAACATGACCTCCTCGCAGTTCCAAGCCATCTCGCAGACTCCGTCGTCTTGTTCGTGGAACATTCAAGTTCCCAGCGAACAGACAATTATTGACCGTCGTGTCATGTGGAAATCAACGGTTCTGCTGAAACTGGTGGTTACAGGCACGGCTCAGAACGCAGGTCAGATGCCTATCAATCTCGCCCTTACGGACTCTCTCGCTCCGTTCCCGCTCCACCAGTTGGCTTCAGTCATGACCGCTACTATCAACAACAACTCCGTTTCTATCAACATTCGTGATGTCCTCCCAGCCATTCTCCGCTTCAACGACCGCCGTGAGTTGGAACGCTACAACGGCATGACTCCGGTTGCTTTTGACCTTCTCGCCGACTATGCCTCTGGTGTGGGTGCGAACCTCAACTCGCTCGGTGGCTGGAACAACTCCGCCGACAACGACCTGTTCTCTCGTGGTGCTTTCCAGATTGATGCGATTGGTGGAACGACCGCAAACTCGTCTCTCAATGCTCCTCCCGCCACTCTCCCGACACCCCTTGTTAATGGTGTGGCTCAGGACATCTACATTCAATTCACGGTTACTGAGCCTCTGCTCCTGTCGCCCTTCATCTTTGCTGACCCCAAGAGCAATAACCAGGGTTTCTACGGAGTCCAGAACATGAACTTTGTGTTTAACATCGGTGATGCGACTCGTGTGTTCCGCACGGCTCTCACCAATACGGGTGCGGGAACAAGTCCCTTCGGCAACACCTTCATCACCTCGGCTTCCGTCGTGTCCTTCTCTGGTTCGCAACTCATCTTCAACTTCCTCACGCCTCACCCAAGTGATTTGATGCCTGCCCGCAACGCAGTGCCTTACTACGAACTCCCAAGATTCATAACATCACCAGGCATTCAGGTTGCCTCCTCTTACAACCCAGCGGTTACTGCTTCCAATGTTGCTCTTCAGGTCTCGCCCGTCACTCTTAACACTTCGTCCCTCCAGTTAAATCAAGTGCCGGACCGTCTTATCATTCAGGTTCGCACTCCCCTTAACCAGACGGCTTGGGGTCAGCCTGATGCGTTTCTTTGTATCCAGGGCATTTCCATCAACTTCAATAACCAGTCGGGTATTCTGGCTTCTGCTACTCAGCAAGACCTCTATCGCTATTCCGTGGAGAACGGCAGTAATCAGTCATGGAATGAGTTTAGTGGTTTCGCAACTGTTCCCGACAACGCCTCTGGTTGCGGTCGCCGTCTCGCTGGTTCGGGTTCTCTCCTGGTGCTGGAGTTTGGTAAGGATATTCAACTAACAGAGGACTATTATTCTGCCGGCAGTTTAGGCAATTTTAACCTCCAAATCGCTATTCGGTGCTACAACCAGTTTTCTTACGCTATTGTTCCAGAGATTGTCCTCATCACCATGAATAGCGGTCTATTTGTGAATGAGCGTGGAACTTCCAGCACTTACACTGGTATTCTCACCAAGGCTGATGTCCTTTCCGCCTCCGCCCAAGAGCCTTACTTCCAGTCCAGCGTCAAGCGTATGGTCGGCGGTGGCTTCCTTGATTCCATCAAGTCAGTGGCGGGTCGTGTCCTTCCTCATCTGTTGAAGCACGGCAAGGCTGAACTCGCCAAGTCAGACCACCCCATGGCGAAGATGGCGAACCAGGCTCTCGGTGCGATGGGCTACGGTTCAAGCGGTGGCGGTCCAAGCGGTGGCGGTCCAAGTGGCGGTCGCATGAAGTTGGCGGACCGACTGATGGCGAAATAAATGGACGATTGGAACATATGGAGGATTAATTCTGGGTTGGCTGGAAACGGTGATGCCCTCCGATGAGTTATGTTTTGGCTGGAAAGTGTCAATAATGTTCCATATCCTCCATTCCTCCATTCCCCGACAAATAACCTACGGATTAAATTAGTATTTTTTTATTATTGCCCTATAATAAAAAGATGTCCCAACTTGAAGTCGCATCAAACGAAATCTACGCCCAAGACTTTACCCTTGTCGCTGGAGAAGTAGCCCCCATCGCCGTCGCCAACTGGGACGGCTCGTGTAGGTTGCTTTCCATTGTCCGCAAGTCCCTGGGAGCAGTCCCTGGTGTAGTCGGTGTTCCTCACGCTTCCGTCATCAGTCCTTCCGCCGTCGGTGCGGGTTCGGTCTGGTTGCTCGGTGTCTATTCCAGCGTTGCGACAGATGTATCAGTCTATACGGTGTATTGGACTCGCCAGTATCAGGCTTCCCCCAACTACCTCCAGACTGGTGCGACGATTGGGGTTCAGTTCGCTCCATAAAGTGGAAAAGAATGAATTATTTTTATTATTGTCCTATAATAAAAAGAATGTCTCAATTGGAAGTCTATTCTAACAAAATTTACGAACAGTCGTTTGTCCTCGTCGCAGGTGTGGGTGCGGTCGTCAATCCCGCCGAGTTCAGTGCTTCGTCCCGACTCCTCTCTATTGTCCGAACCGTCGTAGGAGGCACACCAGGCACTCCTCATTGCCGTGTGGTTCGTCCTACCGCTTCCCCAGGCTCTTCCGTCTGGGGTCTCGGCATCTTCTCCTCCGATGTTGCTGACACTTCCACCTATGTTGTCTATTGGACGCAACAGTATCAGGCTTCTCCGAACTACCTTCAAGCAGGTGCGACGATTGGAGTCCAGTTTGAGCCATAATTCCGATATATCAAATAATTATTATTTTTTATTATTGCTATATAATAAAAAGATGCCTTACGACAATCCGTATAACCGAGCAATCGCAGACAAGTTGAACGACATTGATGAACGATACGCTCATCTCTATGCTTACAGTCCAGTAGATGGACGAGGTGGCTATGCTGGTGCTGGTTCTTCTGCTGGTGTGCTATTTCAAATGGGTAATGCGTCTAAGAGAGAAGCAGAAGACAACATCGTTAATGACGATTTAGATTTGCCTCCCGTCTATTACTACGGCAATGACGCTGAGGGCGACATGAGTGGTGGTAATGGCTTTGCGGAAGGTTCATTCCGTGACAGAGGCGACGGTCACCAGATGGGTGTGGAGTCCGCCACGGGTTTCTTTGATAAGAGTGGCGGTCAGGGCTACTCGGGTGGTATGAGTATGATGGGTGGAGCAGTCGGCACGGTCAATCCTCACACGGGCGGTCAGGGTTATTCAGGTGGAAACCTCTTTGGCGATTTGATTGACGGCTTCTCGGATTTGGGTTCAGACATCGGTAAAGCAGTAGAGTATGTCAATCCCTTTGGCTCAGGGAAGCCAGAACACAACAAGATGAAGGCTCGTCTCCTTGGTCGTATGCTGGGTCAAGTGTTGAAGGAACATGAGAAGATGAAAGGTTCGGGTGATATGAGCGGTGGTTCGTGGTGGGACTCTCTGAAAGAGGGTGTTTCCGATGTCGTCGGTCTTGTTCCCCACCTCTTGCTTCACGGTCTTGGTAAGAAAGCGGGTCGTCCTAAAAAGATGAAGGGTGGTGCGATTCTCGGCAACCCAGACCCTTACCCCGTCCAGGGCAATTCCGAGCGTATCGCAGGACGGGGTCGTGGTCGTCCGAAGAAGACAGAACTTCTCTCGTCAAACGGCGACCTTCTTGCTATGCCCGCCCCCGTCGCCCTTGCGAACGGCGTTCCGCCCAAAGCACAGTTGCGGGGTTCATACGGCGGAGCAAAACCTCGCTCCAAAGCAGAGAAGTCGGTGATGGACGCAGTCAGCAAGAAGTTGGGGAAGGGTAAGATTACAAAGGCAGAGAAGGACGCTCTGAAGTCCGTGGTGGAGAAGCATGGCGGTATGAACCTCCCTGGTATGACAGACAAGACGGGCGGTAAGAACCTTTCGGGTATGACGGATAAGACGGCTGGTATTGTGGCGAAGATGGGTTCGGGCGATGGTCGCAAGGCTCGTGCCGAGATTGTCAAGAAGGTGATGCGTGAGCGTGGTGTGAAGATGATTGAAGCATCAAAGATTGTCAAAGCCGAGGGTCTCTATAAGAAGTAAGACATGGAATGAATATTATTTTTTTATTATTGCTATATAATAAAATGACTGACACATTACGAGCCAAGCAAAACATGGAGATTCTTGATGTCTTCAAGGACATTCACAGTCAGGTGGTGGGTCGTCAAAACCGTCAGATTCAAGCCTTTCCCGAGACGCTTTTACCCAAGACCCAGCGTGATTTGGGGGCAGAAGTGAATACCGACAAAGCGGTGGAGCGTATTAACCAGGTGTTGGAGACGAAACTGGGTTCGTTGGAGTATCTTGTGGGTGAGTTCGCATCAGGTCCAGGGATTGACCCCATGTTTATGGTGAAGAAAGATGCGAGACTCCCTGGAAAACAAGCCGAAGACATCGTTACGAACACGGGCGATATTGTTCCTCTGTGGAACGGGATTGTCCGCCTTTACAAAGAGCCAGGTCTGAGCCGTGAATCCCAGAACATTATCAAGGTGAAAGTCCAGGAACTCACGCCCAACCTGGAAGCCATGGTGTATGGTATGAACTCAGCAATGGACTATGTCTTTCGTCAGCGTGTAATGAACGCCTCTTTGATGTTGATGATTATGGAGTTTCTACGCACTCTCTCCGTCTATGTCGTCATCAAACAACAGGTAGATTCGGGTCTGCTGGAACTTCTCTCTGTGGAAGCACTCCATCGGACTTACAAGAACCTTCTGGAAGAGCAGACCTCTGACCGTCAAGCCCTTATCAAGAAGTATGCCCCTCGTGGCGACATCACTTCTACCCCCATTCGCAACATTCCAGACTTTGATGTGTTTGGACGACAGGCTCGTCTGAAAGCAGTTGCGGAAGAACTGGGGATTCCCGTTCGTGCCTTTGCGAGTGCGAACATTGGCTCTATGACGGGACAGCAGTTCAATGAGTTCCTGGCGAAAATAACCAATGAGGCACAAGACTTCAAAGCAAGAGGATTTACTCGTCAAGAGGAAGCCATTCTCCAAGAGGCACAAGAGAAGATGGAACAGATTCAAGCGTATGAAATCTTTAACCGACAGTCAGATGAACGAGTCGCAGAGTATCAGGAACTCATTAGGCAATTGAAAGAGGAAGAACCTCTCTCACGGGAAGAAGCGGAGCGTCTGACAGAGGAAGTCCCAGAAGAACCAGTTATACCTGACTCACCCGACCGTGTAGAGTTCCCAACGGGCGAAGGTGGCGATGAGGCGTATGAAGAGGCGATGAGAGCCTATCGTGAGGCGATGATTCCAGTGGAGGTTGCTCTTTTGAGCCGTCAAACCGTCATAGAATATAATGAGGGTCTTCTTGCTCGTGTGGAACAAACTGTAGCACGAAACAAAACGATATTTGACCGACAACGGCGTATTTCTGCGAATAGAACGAATAAAGCAAAACGAACTGCCTTGATTGAAGAAATACGAGGCACACTGGCTAATCTTCAATTGAGAGCCAAGCGAATCAGAGACAGCCTTGGTCGTTCTGTGAAGTCCATTGTTGATTCTTATACAGGAAAGGTGAGTGCGAAGGCAATGAGAGACGAAAATCTGGCTCAGTCGGTGGAGTTTCAACGAGCGGAAGCACTACGCAGAGGCATTACTGTTCCGCCTCGCATGGCTAAACCTGGTGTTGCTCCTCGTGTCGTTGAAGACCCCGCTCCTCCTGAGGCAGATGGGGACGACGAGAAGTTTCCAGAAGAATCCCGTCCCAGTGGTGAAGGCAGGAAGGCGGAAACTCGTGGTCTTGCCTCCCTTCGCAAGAACTACGGGTTTGAGTCCATGAGCGACACCGACTCCGACGAGTCAGAATCTGATGATGACCGTCCCTTTGACTTTGATGATGCTGGTAATGATATGTATTACTCCAAACCAATGAGACGATAATAATATTGCGTAGTAATAAATGGAAGTGTTGGAATCCAAACCAGCGGGTTCATACAAAGACGAATTAAAACGCCTGATTAAACTTCTCACCTACAAACAGAACAAGTTAGAGTTGAAGGGTAGTGCGTCGCTGACCTCGCAGAAATACTTTTCCGACTACGACTTGTTCTCGGTGGTGGAACGCCCTGATAAAGATGAACTCTACGACTTCTTCGTCAAGTTACTGGCGAAGATAGAAGAAACAGACGACTTATGGTTTATAGAACTCAAATTACAAACAAAACAAGGAAAGAAGGTTCGTGTGTATCCCAAGTGCGAGTTGAAGAAAGCCGACTGGGACAAAGTGTGGAAGTCGCTGGACTTCATCAAGATAGACCTCATTGCCCGAATAGACGGATTCTTTACGGAAGTATCGTGTATTTACAGCATCTCAGAGACCCTTCCTACTCAAAAGGACTATATGGAGTCTCTCCAACAGGACATCAAGGATTTAACGAAAGAAAAGAAATGGTATAAGATTCTCAAACGAAATTTCAATATCGCTAAGGCAGAGGACAATAAGTCCGAATTAGTGCGGTTAAGTAAGATATTCAATAGCGAATTAGGAAAGGAATACCAACTCATCAGTCGGTTAGAGGCACTGGATACTGTCTTGGAACACTATCAAGAACCCGAACTCATTAAAAAAGCAATCATCTCACTCAAAGACTTACATCTCCCTGCCGACATAGACAAGGTAGAGGACTGGGTCGCATCAAAAAGCAAAGCACTCAACGCAGAAGCCAAGAAACTTATTCCTTCTCATCACCCTCATCAATCACCTTCATCTTAGGAGTCTCCACGGGGACTTCTGGTTCAAGGAACTCGTCCAATGATGGGTCGTCCTTTACAAGGAAGGTAATAGTCGGAGTCAGTTCTACCAGACGGAACTTCTGTTCGTCGTCATGGTCTTCTACTTTCGCAACTAAAAAGAGGTTTTCTTCAACGATTCCCTTATATTCAATCTCCGCCTCTTCACAGAAGGTCTTTACCAAGTCCATCGTCCAAGGAGGACGGTCGTTCTCAGAACGCTTCTCAAACAGGATATAGTTCGCCATCTTATTTATTATTACGAATATAATAAATAATTTGTTTTTACGCCTTTTAATCTAATTGTCGGAGTGGAGAGTCATAGGCGGTGTCTCCGCAGGGAATTGTTGGATTGCTTTCTGCGTGTAACGCTCCTTAGAACGGTTCAAGAGAACCTCCTTGTGCTGTGCGTAGTATTGCTTGTGGTAGTTGCGTCGGTAATCCACCGTATAGGACATAGGCAACTCCTCTACGCCCTTCTTCGCCTCACGGTTCTTCAAGTAGCGTTCGTGGGCTTTCTCCTTACGACGCTGTTCCTTCTCTTCTTCGGTGAGTTTGGGCTTGATGAGTCCATGCTTCTCACGATACTTCAACTGGGCTTGACGCAGTTGCTCTTGGCGACGCTTCACCTTCTCTTCTTGGGACAAACCCGTCATATACTTCTTAGGCGTGGAAGACATTCTTTATTAGTATAGATGTTAATATTTAAATTAAATAAACGCTGTAATCAATTTTATATGTTTTTGAGGTCGGGTGGTTTTTTAATTTAATGCCGGGGAGTTCGTGGGGAATCAGAAGTTTCTTTAAGCCCCCTGGAGGATTGGAGGGTATGGAGGATTAATCGTTGGTTGGCTGGAAACGGAGATGCCCTCTGACCGAGTTCAATCTGGCTGGAAAGTATAGAAAACCCTCCACATGTTCCAATCCTCCATTCCTCCATTGTCAGACCTTTTCAATCAAAAAAAGAAGAGGAGACGGCTGGGAAATTCTTTAAGCCCCCTTTGAAACCCCATGAATCTGATGAGACCCCCGGCATTCTTGAAAAACCTCCACCCCCCCAAAACAATAAAATTGATTACAAAAAGTGCGTTTTATTAAGTTAAAAAGAATCTCCAGATATAATAGAAACATGCCTATCAAACTGACTTCGTATGAGAAACCGAATCTGGCGAACCTGGAATCCCTTATCCAATCCAAGAAAGTGCTGAAGCATGAGAAACAGGCGTTGAAGTCCTATAAGGATAAGATGGACGAGAAGACGGGCGAGGTCAAAGTGGAGTATGAGGTGGAGAAGTATGGACGCTTCAAGGGTCTGGCTCGCAACAAGAAAGAAAAGACCTACACGACGGGTTGCTCCATGAAGCGAGAGCATCGCAACTTGCTCTTTGGAGATGACTACGATGACCTTGATGTGGCGAACGCATCGGGCAATGTGATGTGTCAGGTGTTTGAGAAGCACTCCCTCCCCACTCGCAAGTTCAAGCACCTGTGCGACAACCGAGAGGCGGTTCTGGCGGAGTTGATGGGACACTACCCCGACTTCCCTCTGGAACGCATCACCGCCAAAGATGTCCTCATTGAGATATTCTTCTGTGGAGCGGGCAACAACTCCCTCTACTGGGAACTGAATCCCTACTTTGAAAAACATGACCTCCCGCAGATTGTCAAGGACATCAAGGCGGAATACCTGGCGAACCTCCAACACATCGTGGGACTACCCGAATACAAGGAGTTGTTGGACTATGTCGTCAAGAAAGCCGAAACGAAACAAAAAGAATACTGGATTGGTATGTTCGCCTCGGAACTCTACCAAGACGAGGAGCGGAAGATTCTGGAGTCCCTGGTGCGAGGCATCAACGACGAGGGCAAGAAACGCAAGATTGAGAATCCGACGGGGTCACTCATCTATGACGGACTCCACATCAAGAAAGCCATGCGTATCATGGAGGGCAACTTCATCAAGAAACTGGAAGCCAAGGTGTTCGCCGACACGGACTACACCATCAAACTGGAGGTGAAGTCTATGGAGATGACGGCAGAGGAGAAGGTGGAGTGGCTGGGTGAGGAAGCCGTCCCCAACTCGTATGAGGCTCGTCGTGCGGACTTTGAACGCAACCGCTTCAAGTGTAAGAACCAGTTCTTCACCATCGGCATTGAGGACGGAGTGGAGGAACTCCACTACTACGACAAGAGCAACTTCACCGTGATGAACGAGGACAGTTTCGTGGGAGCGGTGGAGTTCTTGAAGGACTGGTATATTGACCCTGAGAAGCGTGCCTACTCCGAGGTGGAGTATGGGTGCGTCAAGGAGGAGCATCAACGCCCTGATGTGTATTACGCCTTCCCTGAACTACGCTACAAGACACTGGCTTCCAGTTCCACCGAGGAGCAGAAACAAGAAAACATCGCCTTCTTCCAAGACTACCTCTTGTCCTTGATGGAAGACAATCCCGCCTATGTCAAGTGGCTGACGCTCTGGTGTGCGGACATCATCTGTAATCCAGACAATAAGAACGCCCAGCCGATTGCCTGTATCTTCTGGGGTAAGCAAGGGTGCGGGAAGACGATGCTTCGTATCCTGATGGAGCGTCTGCTGGGAAAACGGTGCGTCCATAACACGGGCGACCCCACGAAGAACGGTGACATTCTCCACGACTTCAACAAGACGCTCAAGTATAAGTTATTCATTGAGTTTGCGGAGATTAACTTGAAGACGGCTTCTATCGCCAATGACCGCATCAAAGACCTCACGACCAACACGACGCATGAGATTCGTCAGATGCGGACGGACATGATTCGTGTGAAGGCATCAGAGCGTATCCTCTTCACGACCAACACGGCGGGTTCGGTCATCATTGAGAAGGGTGACCGTCGCTTCATGGCGGTGGCGGTTTCCAACCGCCGAGTGGGTCAGACGGACTACTGGATTAAGTTCTGGGCGATGCTCCACAACGATGACTTCGTCAAGGACATTGCGGACTATCTCCTCTCTTTCCGAGGAGAAGTGGAACGGTATGCGTTCCGTGACGAGCGTCCCATCACCACCTACTACAAGACCCTCCAACACATGTCGTTGCCGTGCGAACTGGACTTCTTGAAGGACTTGTTCTTCTATCGCTCGGCGGAGGTGGAGGACTACAAGAACGATGACGGGACTTACTTCATTCCCTCTACGCCGTTCCTCACCAAGTATAACCTGTGGCGTGAGGAGCATTCCATGCGTGAGCGAATCACCGTGAAGTCGTTTGCGATGAAGTTGAAGTCCATGGACGCAGACTATGGAATCACGCACCAGGAGAAGTCCAGTGCGAACGGCTTCCTCATTGATGCGGTGGCGTTGAAGGCGACGCTCACCAAGGACTTCAACATCAAGGCGGAGGAGTGCCTCCTGGACTTAGGCAAGTAATCCCTTATCGTAAGAGGACTTAAAGCCAGAAAAAGTGAAAAAGCATATGTATGAGTAAAAATTGATTGCCTTTTTCTGATAATTAAAAGGCAACCAGTCAAGAAGAAAAGCAATGACCCTCCCCACCGTTCAAGCATACACCCTCCAACAGTTCATCAACGAAGTCAAGGTGGAGATATACAAGCGTATCCAGTCAGACCATGAGGGTGAGATGACGGAAGACGACTTTGACGAGATAGTGTGCGACATCAAGACCGAAGAGTTGGACGATGCGATTAACATTATGTATAAGGACGAGGTGGATAGACTCCTGTGCGAGTATGGAATCTCCGAAGCCTTTGACCTCTACGCCAACAATTATGGCTGGGAAAGAGCGAATCCCCCCAACACAAAGGCGGTTCTCTTCGCCGTCACTGACTCCGTCATGAACCACAACTACCACGACTACCTGGACTGGTGCGGAAACGCCTGTGAGTGCGACTCCGAATGTGACTGCGAATAAACCTCCACGAACCTCCACGAAAAACAAAAAAACTAAAAACAAGGGGCGACCCTTTTTTAGTCAAAGGTCATGACGACAGGGACAACCTCTATCGTCATCTTCGGCTTCTCCTTTTTCTTTCTGGGCTTCTCGTCGGGAACTCGTTCCAACTGGACGGTGTCCCTGACAGACTCCACTTTCTTCTTCGGCATCTACCTATACGGGGGAGATAAAAAGCGGTAAAAAACTCACGGGATAATCGTGGATACAAAGTGGTCTTTATCGCCCTTTATCTTCTTGTCCTGCTTCACGACCCACTTATGAAACTGGTTGAGGTCGTATCCCGCCTTCATCTTCAGAGTCCGTAGCACACACCAACGACCGCAGTCGGCGATATGCTGACCGTCCTTCTGATACTTCACCTTGTTATATACCACTTCCTCAGGGCATTCCCTGAATAACTTAGTGAGATAAGGAACGCCCTGCCCCAGCCCGACACGGGTGTCCTTGTCCGTCCATTTGAGGGGGGCATCAACATACCCGCCATAAGAATCAAAATACTCCGCTACGCCCTCCCGTGGCTTACTTACCACGACCCAATGACCCTTGTTCGGAGATTCCTCATACAATATCACAGCACAGTCTTTAATGTCAGGGAGCAAGTCGTCCAGCGTAGGGTATTTACTCAACTCACTATACTTTATCAGAACGCAGTGGGGTAGGTATTCCTTGATGTCCGAATCGGACATGGGCGTAGCCATTGTTTTCTTGACAATACCGCCGTCCATTTATTAATTCAAAATAAAATAATATCTGCTATAAATAAATGTCAGGAGCGAACACATGGAGAGGTGCTAATACATGGTCTATCGCACTCAATGAAAACACAGGGGGCGGTGGTGGTGGTGGAGCAGTTAATTCTATCACCGCAGGAAACGCCAATGTTACTATCACGGGGACATCTGCTGACCCCATCATCTCAGGAACACTCGTGGCTCTTACCAGTAATGTCGCCACTACTAACTTCGCCTTCTCAGGCAACGCACCAACCAATCCGTCATTCGCTCTTACTGGAACGGAAGAGTTCAGAGTCATCACATCAGACCTCACACCGCATATTCTGGTAAGTGGTGGTGTTAGTGGTGGCGTTCAACTGGGACTTCCAAGCGGTTATGGTGGATATAAGGTGACTGCTCCGACGGTTACTCCTGGGACGACCAGTGATACGCAAGTCGCCACCACCGCATTCGTTCAATCAGCAATTAGTGCCGTTCCTCCCGCCACCGCTACTCTTAGCCAAGTTCTTACTGCTGGAAACACCGCAACGAACTCTATCGCCCTTGACAACACGGGCGTAGGGACAAATGTCATCAGTCTATTGCCGAATGCTACTGCGAACAACCCTCACATAGAACTCACAGACGGGACAACCACGAATGTCATTACCAAGAACGGAATGACGACTCGCAACAGCGTTCAGAACTCCACCCATTTCCTTACTTTTGTAGATACTTCCACGACAGGCACGGGTGCGATACAGAAAACGAGTGGGATAGAGTGTAATCCCAACACGAAAACACTAACCACCACCACTTTGGAGACGCAAAATATTACTGCGTTAAGTCCTTACAACTTCTCCGTCGTCAGCATCTTCGCTGACGCAACCGCAAGGGACTTAGCCCTCCCCACCCCTTATGCGGGTCAGATGGCGTTCCTAACGGGGTCTAATAAACTCCAGTATTGGAATACAAACTGGGGTAATGTGAGTGTGATTCTAAACAACCCAGTGATTACTGGTTTTACAATAACGACCCAATACGAACTTATTTATGTGAATGCGTCAAACACCGTTATTAATGCCCCTACCCTTGGCGGATTTACAGTTGTTCGCTTCTTCCCCACCACCACCACAAGTGGAACGATTACTATTCCCAATACGACTTCAGTGGAATATCTAATTGTCGCTGGTGGCGGTGGTGGAGGCGGAGGCACTCAGTTTGTGTCTAACGGTGGTGGCGGTGGTGCGGGTGGGTTTCTGACAAACACGGGCGAGACTTTTGTGGAACTAACTTCCTACGCCATTACAGTCGGTGGAGGTGGTGCTGGTGGTGTGGCTTCAACGAACGGTAGTGCGGGAACGGATAGTTCTTTGGTGGTGAATTCTGGAACAATAACAGCGACGGGTGGAGGTGGTGGTGGAACGGGTGTTGGTGTAGGTGGTGGAAGCGGTGGTGGCGGTGGATATACTGGTGTTGTAAATGCGGGAGGTGCTGGAAGCCAAGGAAGTGCGGGTGGTAGTTCCACGACGGCTTCGCCTTATCCCTATTCGGGCGGTGGCGGTGGTGCGGGTGGTGTGGGTTCTTCCGCAAACGGACAAGGTGGTGTCGGATTAAGTTCAACGATTACTGGTGCTTCTGTATTCTACGCTGGTGGAGGTGGTGGTGGTGCTTCTGCGGGTGCTCCCGTGCCTCCCACCAACCCGAATGGTGGAAACGGCGGTGGTGGAAACGGAGGATATTTTAATAATATCGCTCCTACTGCGGGAACAAATGGACGAGGTGGCGGTGGTGGTGGTAGAGGAAACACGACTGGTTCTGCGGGTGCGTCTGGTGGCTCGGGTGTTGTTATTGTGAAGTTTCCTTCATATTCTTAGGCGACGGCGGATACTTCGGCAACGGGTCTAACTTCTTCTCCTGGTGAAACCACTCCAGTATCCGTAGTGGTGAAAGTTTGTAATGTCCTCTTGGATAGACAATCTGCTTGGGATACTGGGTCTCTTCCTTCTTCTCTTCTTTCCAGATAAACGACTTCAACCAGGACAACATTTATTATTGTATAATATTTTATTACGCACTAATAAATGAGTGGAGCAAACACATGGAGAGGAGCAAATACCTGGTCGGTCGCTCTGAATGAAAACACAGGGGGTGGAGGTGGCTCGTCTGGCGTTCAATCCATTACCGCAGGAACAAACATTACGCTGGGCGGGACATCTACCGACCCCATCATCAACTCTACCGCAACAACAACAGGCGTGTCATCTTTAACGGCAGGGACAGGAATAAGTGTCAGTTCATCAACGGGTGCGGTTACGGTTGGGAACACAGGTATTCTCTCTCTGACCGCAGGAACAGGTGTCTCCATTACTTCTGGAACAAGTCCAACCATATCCGCCACAGGAGTTCAGAGCGTCTCCGCTGGAACGAATATTTCCATCACAGGGACGGCGACCAACCCCATCATTAATACCCCACTGATTCCAACAGGAAGTCTTCTAAACATCAACAACGCCGACTTCGTCGTCCCCGTCGCACAACTGGCGAACTGCTACTTATACAGTGCGACTGCCCTCACTGCCCCACGAACCATCTCCTTCCCCAACTATTCCTCGCTCCTCGCACAGTATGGAGCGAATGCCGTCATTCCCTTCTTTGTCGGTAATTTCAGACAACCCACTCCAGGAGAGGCAATCGCATTAGCCGTCGTAGGAGACAACACACCGTCCAATGTATTCTTTAATCAGTCGGTTTCAGCGGGTGCGTGGGTGGCGACCGCACCCACTCCAAGTTCAGGTGGATTTGTATTAGATTACAAGGGTATGTGGCGTGGAACATGTATATTAGACAGCACATTAGGAGACGCTTATTTTACCTTTACTTGGCTGACAACAGTCTCATAATTTTTCACATAATTTTATTTACCATATCATAATAAAGATGAGTCTTAACTTTGAACGGGTTGGAAGATTTCTATGTAAAGTAGATGGGGGTGCTTACAACAACAAGATTATCTCCGTCAGTTCCTCCCTTGGTGATGAGAAAGACGATTATCAGAAGCCCTTTACGAAACTTACGCTGAAAGACGGAAAGTTCCAGCAATTACCTGACCCCGAGACCGAACGGCAGATTCTATACATCACAGGGGCGAGTGGAAGTGGGAAATCAACCTACACTGCGAATTACATCAAGCAATACCAACGCATGTTCCCAAAGAACCCCGTCTATTGTTTCTCCGCTCTCCAAGAGGACGAATCACTTGATGTGGTGAAACCCAAACGCATCATCATAGATGAGAGCATCTGGAAAGAGCCTCTGATGGTTGATGAGTTCGCCAACTCCCTTGTCGTGCTGGACGATATTGATGTCATTGGCGACAAGAAGCAACGAGAGGCGGTCTATACCATCATGAACCAGATTCTGGAAGTTGGTCGCCACCACAAAATCACCTGTATCATCACCAACCACTTGCCTACCGCAGGGAAGGACACACGAAGGGTTCTCAACGAGTGTCATAGCGTTACATACTTTCCCCACTCAGGAACGGCACGAGGCATCAAGTATCTGCTTACGGAGTATCTTGGTATTGACAAGCACCAGATGAAGAAGATTAAGGATTTGAAGAGCCGTTGGGCGACCATCTTCAAGAACTATCCAAATGTTTGTATGACCGAGAAGGACATCTGGCTTTCTGCGAATGACGACGACGATTAGTTCCTTACCGGCATGATTTATTTTCGTAAAAAACTTATCTTGCTACAATAGAAAAGATGGTCTGGAACAACGACTTAGCATTCGGGCAACAGTATGAAAAGAAACTCGTAGAATATTTGAAACCAGACTCCTTTGAGTTCAAGAACAACAATGAGTATGATGTCCTTGTCATGAAGGGTGGTAAGGAGACGAAGTATGAAGTCAAGGCGGACCGCATG